CAGGGCGGGGATGGCGATGAATGCGTGGGTAGCGGAGGCGATGGAGAGGGTGGTAGGGAGGGCGGAGAAGGCGGAAGGGAAGGTGAGGGTGAAGGGGGAGGGTGAAGGGACTGGAAAAAAGGAAGAGAGGCAGGAGGTAGAGAAAGAGAGGAAGGAAGGGAAAGAGGAAGTGTGGAAGCCGGGATACTGCGAGGGGTGCGGGCATGAGAAGCATAAGCACAGGGGGTTTGGGATGGCGTGTCAAGAGGAAAGGTGTATGTGTGGAGGATACGAATGAAGGCAACGGGTGGGGGGAGCTATTATGAATGCGCGTACTGCGAATTTAGATTCGTGGTGACTTCGAGTCTTGGCTTGGATCATGAAGCGGTTTTTGCGCATGTAGAGAGAGCGCATTCGTTGGAAGTATATCGAGGGCCGACGAGGGATGGGCAGCATGAAGAGAAAGCGTGCTTCGTGAAGCGAATCGAGTACGTGCCGATTTCGGTGGATAGCAGCCAGGCAGGGAATCGAAGGAGCGGATAGGGATTGACGTGGGGAGGGTTGTGGTGGATATTTTATTCGGACTGGGATTGATGAATGGTGACGACGGCGGATCGGATGGCGAAGCGTGTGAAAGAGGCACGCGAGAAGAGGGCCATGCACGAGCTGTGTTATCACGGCAAGATGAATCCGAATATCGGGGAGTTGGCAGAAACGGCGGGATCGACGGAAAAAGAGTTACGGCGGGTGTTTGGGGAGTTGTGCAAGAAGCCGTTTTCGGCGAGTTTGGAGATGTTCGATGTGACGAAGCCGCATTTAGCGGCGAGCTGCAAGCAGTTGTTGAAAGATCCGCGGATTAAGGCTTCGGAAAAAATCACATTGATTAAGCTGTTGTTGCGGACGTTTGGGGAGACGATTGAGGAGCAGGCGCAATCGACGGTGAACGTGAATTCTCCGAAGGCGCTGGTGGTGGTGGGGTCGTCGAAGAAGCAGATCGCGGAGATGTTGCAGCCGGCGAAGGAACCGAAAAGCGCATAGATATGTCGTCGTTTAGTCACGCCGCGCTTTCCAGCTACATTCGAAAGATACATTTGGTGCCGGGCGACGTGCTCGTGGTGTCGAATCTTAAGGTGCTCGAGCAATTGCAGAAGATGCCGGCGATGGATTTCCAGGTGCCCGTGATTTTTTCTCCCGATGGCTCGGGCGTCGAGCGCATTACCAGGGAACAGTTGATGGAGACTTTGGAGCGCATCGACGAGGCTGAGGCCGCCAGCCAGGGAATCCGGTGAGGCGCCAGAAAGTTCACGCCCGGTTCCAGGAAAAGCGGACGGCGGAATCGCGGTTCGAGTTTGCCAACGCCGAACAGCGGGAGTTCGTGCTTTCGACGGCGCGCGAGACGCTGGCCGACGGAGGCGTGGGTTCGGGAAAAACTTTGGGCGGGATCATGCGCTTGCTGCTTTTAGCGGAAGCCTATCCGCATTCGCGCTATTTCATCGCACGGCAATACTACAAAGACTTGATGCAGACGACGCGGAAATCGTTCAACCGGATCTGTCCCGCCGGCTGGGTCATCCGCGATGTGTCAAGCGAAATGACCTTGTTCAACGGCTCGGAAATCATTTGGGCGCACCTGGACGAGTACGATATAAAGACCTTGATGGGCTTGGAAATCAACGGCGCGTTTCTCGATCAGGTCGAGGAAATCTCCATCGAGATGTATGAAACGCTCGATTCCCGCTGCGGACGCTGGTATCACCCGTCTTGGGAAGAAACGATGTGTCCGGCCTACATCTGGTCCACGTCGAATCCCAACGGCAAGGACGCCTACTACTTCCGCTTCCATCCCGACTGCGATCCTCCCGACTACCGCAAATATATTTTCATGCCCACGGGCATCAACCGCGAAGTGCTCGATAAATTCCATCCGGGCTACTACGACAACTTGATGCGCAAGTCGCCTACTTGGCGCAAACGGTGGGTCGAGGCGTCGCGCGACATTTGGGAAGGGCAAATTTTTACGGACTTCCACCGCGACATACACGTGTACGATAAAAAGGAATTCAATCCGTTCAAGGTATTTCCTTTGGGCTCGGCTTGGGCCTGGATGGATTACGGCCTGACGAAACCCACCACGCTCGCTCTGACGTATTCGGCCACGGACTATTTGTTCTTCACGGCCGAATACGGCGCCTCCGACAAGACGATTAAGCAGCACAGCGTGGCCATCAAGGAGTTGATCGCACGCAATCCCGCGCACGTCCGCGGCATCTTCGCCGACCCGTCGATGTTTTTCGAATCCAACCGCGACCGGAAAGTCATGTCCGCATCGCTCGCCAGAGAATACCGTACCGAGGGCATCTATCTTTTGAAGGCCGACAACAACGAAGAAAGCTCCATCGAGATCCTGCACGAAATGTTCAACATCCGGAAAGACAAGATGAATCCCACGACTGGGCGCCTGGGTTCGCCCACGTTGTTCATCGAAAAGGATTGCGTCAATCTCATGAAGGAAATCGAAGGGCAATCCTGGCAGGAGGAGCGCAATCCACTTACGGGCGAAAAGGAATTCATCGGCGTGAGGAAGGCGCGCGTGGCCGACGACTATTACGATCTGGCGCGCTATTTCGCCAATTCCAAGGTCCATCAAGTCACGGCCAAGAGGCCGCAGATGGCCACGCCCAGTTATGGATGGACGGAAAAGAAACCGGGAGCCTATGCGGCGCATTAACAAAGCCTGGGGCTACGAGGAAGTCTTGGTGAACGAGCCGGAATACTGCGCCAAGATGCTGCATCTGGACGCCGGCAAAATGTGTTCCCTGCATTTCCATAAAACCAAGAAGGAAACCTTCATCGTGCTCATGGGCCTCGTGCGCCTGGAATGGTCCCAGCAGGATGAATTGCTGCGCGCCCGCGAAGCCAGGACTCTTCTGCCGGGCATGTCGCATCGCTTCTCGAGCGCGCATGGGGCGGTGATCCTGGAAATATCGACGCACCACGACGACGCCGATGTCGTCAGACTGGAGCCCAGTGGCGAAGCGAAAGTTTTGGCCGGTCGTGCTGGCGACCGTGCCTCCCGCGATTCTGACTGAAGAAGAAGCGTTGCGGAAAGTTCCGCATATGCGCGTGACGCATATTCCGGCGACCTGCCCGCGCGATGAGGATGGAAAACATCTGTGGGGAATGAAAGCCGCGAGGTTCAAAATCCGTGTTAGAGTCCCCCTGAGTTAAACCATGGCCGACCTCGCCGCACCTACCGACCAAACGCGCTTCACGCCCACGACGGAACGCTCCTCGAACGTTTCTCCCGACAACAAGAACACGCGCGATTTGAAGGATACCGACATCGTGGCGCAGCTCCTCCGCTACCGCGAGGAAGCCTGGCACCGCGATTACGTCGTGCGCGACAAGTGGCTGCAATGCTACCAAATGACGCGCAACCACCAGGATTTTACGGACAAAGCTCCCTGGCAGTCGCGCTTGGTGCTGGCCAAGGCTCATGCCGCGGTCAAGCAATTCGTCGCCAACATCGTGCGCTTGCTCCTGTCCAGCCAGCAGTGGGTGACGGTCGAAGCCGGCGAGGCCAATCCGCAGCTAAAACTCACCGCGCCCTACGTCGAATCGTCCATTCTGTCCATCATGGATACGCCTGAATTCCGCTACGAATTCCGCGATGCGCTGGAGTTTGGCGGCGCCATCGGCGTGGGCGCGATGCGCGTCGATTGGAGCTATGCGGAGCGCAACGATTTGACGGTCCAGCTCGGGCGCGACGGTTCCTCCGCGCCTATCAGCGGATCGAGTTTCGGAATTTCGCAAAAACAGCGCAAGGAAGGGTACATCAAGTTTTCTTCCGTCGATCCCTTCCATCTTTGGTGGGGGCCGCGCACGAAAGGGATGCGCGATTTCGATTGGGTCATGGAGGAAAGCTACGCCGACATCGCTTCGCTGAAAAGCACTGGATCGGGCTTCGACAATATCGACAACATTTGGGCCGATACGCCGGACCAATCGGCCATCACCAGATCCTACGAGCAGCAGCGCAAGGACAAGCGCATCGCTCCCGAGACGACCCGGAAACAAATCCACCTGCTTGAATATTGGGGCGATCTGGTCGATACCCGCACGAATGAAATCGCCGCTAAAAACAGGCATATCGTCATCGCCAACCGCACCAACATCATCAAGAACGAGGACAATCCCTACTGGGACCGCAAGCCGCCTTACATTCTGTTTAGCCCGCTGATCGTCGCCGGGCGCTGGCCGGGGCAAGGCATCATCGAAATCGCGCTGCCCATTCTGAACGAGATCAACTTCGTCGCGCAGAAGATGAGCGACCATCTTTCCTTTAGCGTCGTGCCCATGCTGGAAGTCGAAGCCACGGCTCTGGAAAATCCCGAGGGCGATATCCAGACGGGCATTCAGCCCGGCAAAGTGTTCTACCGGCGGTCGGGCGCGGGAATGCAGGCGGTCCAGGGCGTCCAAATGCCCCAGCTATCGAATTCGGCCTTTAATTTCCAATTGGCGATGGACAAGGAAGTGCAGCGCAGTACGTTCATTACCGAGGTAACGCAAGGGCTGACCGACGCCAAGGGAGAAACGACCGCGACGGAAGTGAACGCCACCACGCAATTCGCCTCCGCTCTGATCGCCGACATCGCCCAATACATCGAGGACGGGCTTTTGTCTCCGCTGGCGGAATGCGTTTGGTCGCGCGCGTTTCAATTCATCGATCGATGAATTG